GTGATCACGTCCTTTCCTGGAAATGAATAAAAATGTTCAATTTAATAACAATTTTTGCAAGGTCTTGATTTCCCACTTTCAGATATAGTTCCGTTATATATTGTTTTAGAGCGACCTAAACTTGGACAGTCAGGTGTTGAATGATATACTTCTCCGTTTGGAGTCCAATATACAGTTTCGCTTGTGGTAGTTTGCGTTTGTTGCTGAGCTTCAGCTTGCGCTTGTTGTTGAGCCTCAGCCTCGGCTTGAGCTTGCTGTTGAGCTTCCGCTTCGGCCTCAGCTTGGGCAGCAGCCTGAGCCTTTGCTTCTTCTTCAGCTTTTTTTCTTGCTGCTTCCTCCTCGGCTTCTTTGGCAGCTTTTTCTTCAGCTTCTTTCTGTGCTTTAGTAGCAGCGATTGCTTTCTTATCCTCTACTTTTATTACAAGTTCATTACTTTTAATTTCATTATGTTCAGCCCAAATTTCATAAGAACCAGATGATGAAGAGAGGAAGGTGATTTTCCCGTTTTCAATATTTAATTTTCCACCGGTACATTTGAAATCACTATCAGATAATTGGTAATCATTTGGTGTGGTACTGACTGTTATTGTAACTTCTTGATTGATATCATATGCACTGGTTGTATTTGCACTTAGAGAAATTTCCTCTAAGCTATCAGGAGAAAATAATCCTATAATAGCAAAAAACAAGATAAATGCAGTAACTGCAAATTTAACAGGCTTTTTCCAGTCAGTATATTTCCACATGAGGAATAGACCTACTGGGAAAAATAGAATTATTAATGCAATGATCCATCCAGTTTTTTGATACCATTTTTTGTTATTCCCGTTATAATCAGGAAAATTGTTTTGAAACATGTTCGGTCCTCCTTGGTTTGTAGTTTTTTTGGATGAGGTGCGACTTCCGGTAGACATGGTATAAGATATACCAGTTCCGGGGATTCCTACAGAAGCAGTCTTCTTTCCCTTGGAATTGACCGTGTAATGAGCTCCACGTTTGCCAAATGTTATACTGGTGCTGTTCTTATTCAGATTTAATTTGACTCCGGGAGCAATTTTGAAGCTCTTTCTAAAACGCAGCCCCATAGTTCCTCACTCCTTTGTAAACCTGCCGATCAGGAACACCACAATCCTAATCAGAATCTGCTTAGAATATTTTTAAGCAGACCTTCCCATAATAAGCACATGAAAATATTATTATCTAAAATCATGTACAAAAGAAATCTGTCTGCCCGCCAGATAGCGATTCTGTCGAATATAACAAAATCGTCAGTTCAGAAGATCATGAACGAGGATTCCAATCCTACGATCAGAACACTTGAGAAGCTGGCAGCAGGTCTGGGATGCAGGATCACAGATCTGTTTGAGTCAGATTTCAAATAATCGTCCACTATAGTGGACAATTGCATAAGATCCCATAAGTTCTCAGCCAATTGATTATTTACTTAATAGAAATAAACAGAAAAGAACAAATGTTCGGCAACCCTATTGATTTCTTATGGCAGATGCCGTATGATGAAATCAAGGAATTTCGGGAGTGTTCTTGCTGGGAACGGAGGGACTACATAATATGAATTATAAAAAACTCATAATCAAAATGCTCGATGAACTGGATAACACACGATTAAAAAATGTATACTTCTTTATTCGTGGACTCTTAGGACTGAAATAGATCAGTCCTTTTTTATTTGAATAGAGTTCAGGAAGTCTTCTAATACTTTCCAACCAGTTTCATCAAGTGCTGCAAGCCCTGAAATCAGTCTCTTTTTAAAAGAATCGTCTTCCTCAGTCATGAGCTGTCCGACAAATTGTGCGATTTCATCAGAGTAGGACAGTTTCACAAACATATCACCCTCTCCAGTACGGAGCCAATTTTCGTTGACGTTATATTTTGTACATATAAGAGAAATGGCTGCATCACTGGGATTTCTTTTCCCTGTTTCATAACCAGCAATATTGTTTCTTGCAGTTCCTAATTTGTCAGCAAACTCTTGCTGAGTCAAATTCAATTCTTTCCTTAACTGCTTTAGGCGTTCGTTCATTTCATCACCTCTTTTCTTGATTTTGATTATACAGCATACAAAGAAGAAAAGCAATAGAAAATGTGGCATAATAACAAAAAAGTCGAAAAGCCACAAAAAAGTATTGACAAAAGTTTCAAAGCCACATACAATAGACACATAGCAACAAAACAATCGTAGAAAGGAGAACAAAATGTCAGAGAAAGAAAAACAGATTATCCAGACACTGGCCGACAAGCTTCCGGCAATGAGTGAAAGAGAAAGAGGATACCTTGAAGGAACGATCGCAACTGCGGCAGCAATGAGCAGTAAGAAAGAAGAGCAGGAGAAAAGCGATTCAGAGAAAAAGGTTGGATAAGATTAGAGAGGTGAAAAAAGATGAAAATTTCAGAATGTAATGTACCGGTAGCTGAGAATATCGAACGAATCATAAATGAAAAAGGATTAAAGAAAGCATTTGTTGCTCAAAAGGCTGGTTGTACAGCACAGATGCTTAGCGACATGATTTCTGGAAGAAAGATTATCAAAGCATGCGATATCGTTCGGATTGCAGGAGCGTTGGGAGTAGATCCTAATTATTTATTTGGAATTGAGAAAGGAGAGTCAGAGATGTGAAAAAGTTCGATGCATTAAAGATGGTCACAGACGAACAGAAGTTTTCAGAACTGGTATTTGACATGGTTTCGGAATGCAAAACAACCGAAAGGCTTACGGAGCTTCTGAGGGAAGAAATGCCAGAAAAAGAGCTACAGACATTGAAGTCCATAGCTCAATCGGGTTATCCGTTATCTTTTGATCGTAAACAGTAGTAGCAACCATTTCCGCCATGTGGTGAAAAGAAAGCAGCACGGAACTTGGCATCTTCATAAGATACACAGTTCGATACATGGTCTGGATTCATTTCATCGATTTGACAGAGAGATGTTTCGTTATCCAGATCGTGGATTTCTCCAGTTGCTTTGTTTAATACATAGCGGTTTCCATTAAATGGAGGGTTGTAGCGTCTCATATTGTCACCTGCCTTTCATTAGAATTTTGAAGCTTCTATAAAAAGGCTACTACTAATATTATGATGTGTCAATACAAAAATACTAGATAGAGTGCAAAACGAATGTTTGTTATACAAAATGTTGCGAAAATATTTTCGCATTTTATGAAAAATCTTTTGATAACATAAAAATATTTTCAATTTTAGAGTAGACAAATCATTAGATTACCTATTTGAGACAGATGAGAAAGTGAGGTGAAAGCAATGAAGAAAAAGATTATCAATAAGAGAGTCAATGGAGATTCTGAAGAGCTGCACGCATTGAAAGGCTTTAAGGTCTTAGCTGTTAGCAATGGAACAATCGGAGAAGAGTGTGCGTTGAGAATCATGCTGATGAACGAGAACAACGTTGCTGTTGATTTAAGTATCACAGATGACGGAGCGTACCTCAGCGAGTTCTATGCACTTACAGAGGACCTGATTCCACGCAATTATGAAGACTAGAGAGGTGAGAAGAGATGCCAAAATTAAAAATATCTGACAGGGAAAGGCAGAACAGAATACTTCTTGCAATCATACAATCAGGCAAGACGATGGAAGACATCAACATGGGAAAACTTTCCAAGCTGACAGGAATCCCAATGAGTACTCTCTACCAGAGATTTGGTATGCCGGAAGATATTCGGCTTGGAGAACTGAGGGAGATCTTGAGGGTACTTAAAATTTCTGAATCAGAAAAAGAACGAATAGGAAGAGAAGTGATTTGAGCATGGAGGATTGTTGTTACTGTCAACACAGAAACAGTTGTATGGAACGCAGTCGCTGTTATCCGTGCGCATCATACAAGAAGGAAGGAGGGCGCAGCGGATGTATATCATTACAGCAAAGCATAAAGGAAATAAAATCACAAGAAAAGCATTCAGTGACACTCAGGCATTCGTAATCATAAATCAGCTGTCGCGTGAGGGATGCACTGAAATAGGAATGAAAGAAGAAAACCATACAGAGGGTGAGAAATGAGCCAGAAAAGAGGAAGAAGGGAGAAAGACCACATATGGATTATCAGATGGACGAAAACACAGGAACTGGGCTGCTGCTCTGGGACATGGGAAGAAGCGGACGAGTACGCCAGGAAGAACAAAGGAGATTACATCATATTAGAATGAGCCTTTGGAGAACAAGATTTATTACAGGGATAGGGATGCTTGTAGGCCTCTTCTATGCTTCCGGAGCAGCAATCACATATTCTGTATCAGTTGTTGCACCGGAGTCAACGCTGGAGCGCGTCCTGATCGGACTAGCTGTATCAGTAAGCTTCTATGCGCTGAATTCAATCGCAAAGGCATTGGAAAAACAGATAAAAAAATAACACTTCCGGAGGTAACGGAAGTGTTGAATGCAAGACTTTTGTCTCGCAGATATTAAAGACATTATTATCTTAACATCTGTGGGGCAGGAAGTCAAGAAAAACGGGGATTCTGCCCCATTTTAATACTCGATTAAGATATTAAAGATAGAGGTATACGATGGCAACGAAGAGAGTAACACACACCTTCCGGAAAGGAGACATCCTGGAGGTGAAGGAATACCATGATGGCAGGTATGGAGCAAGGGGACTGCCAAGAGAAAAGAAGAGAAAGCCGACACCGGAGCAGATGGCAGTAGTGAACGCCATGAATAAGGCAGAGACAGCCAGACACAGATTGTTGGAATACTTTGGCAAGGGAGATTATTTCTTAACATTGACGTACAAGGTAGAAGAGAGACCTCCGGACATGGCACAGGCGAAGAAAGATTTCACGAAGCTAATCAGCAAGCTAAGAGCAAGATACAAGAAAGAACAGATAGAGCTGCGCTGGATCAGGAACATTGAGAAAGGAACGAAAGGAGCATGGCATGTACATCTCATTCTGACCGGATGCAGGGATACGATCCGCTGGGTGGAGGAATGTTGGCCACACGGCGGAATCTATGCAGAGCAATTGGAAAAGAGCAAATATTTTGAAGAGGATTTCTCACAGCTTGCAGCATACATCACGAAGAGTGAGAAGGTGGGAGAAAAGCGCGAGGATGGAAAGAGAGACAAGACAAGGCTCAGTGAATCCAGTTACAGTACATCCCGTAATATGCCATTGAAGCCGCCAAAGAAAAAGAAACTGGCAAGATGGCCAAAAGAAATCAAACAGAAGAATGGCTATTATATTGCCAAGAGCTATGAAGGAATCAATCCGGCTACAGGATTCAAATACCGGAGATATACATTGATCAGATTGAACAGGAGGATTTGAAGAATGAAGACGGTGAAGATCTACATAGAAACCACGATCACTGGACCGGCAGCACCTAAGAGAGGGGGATATGCTGCAGCTTTAACATTTACAAGGAGAAACGGAGATATTGAAGACCGATTCCTCAAAGGAGAAGAGGAAGGAACAACTTATAACCGCAGTGTGCTTCTGGCAATGATTTATGCACTGCAAAAGCTCAAAGAACCGTGCAGAGTTGTGTTCTACACGAGGAACACGTACATCAAGAACATGATTCAGGCTGATAATCCGGAAAAGTGGAGACGAGCAGAGTGGAAAAAGTCAGACGGAAAAGGAATACAGAACAAGGATCTGTGGGAAATGTTCCTGGAAGAAAGCAAAGAACACGAGATAGAAATCGTGTATGAAAAAGACAGCGAGTATAAGGAGACGCTAAGAGCGTATTTACAAGGGAAAGAGGTATAAAGATGTTTGATAAATTTGGAGAATTTGATTCTTACGAAGAAATCAACCGTGCTGCAAAAGCACAGTTAGAAGAGGGAGACCTGGAAGCAATCAGGACAATTGCAGAAGAGAACGGACTGGATCCGGAAGACGCTGAGGACTTTTGCACTGGTGCAATAGAGGAGCTGACCACTCCGTGTTTGGCTGCGATTGGAAAGCTGGAACTGGAAACGAAGGACCTGAAACTGGAAGGAGCACTGAAGGACTGGACAGATTCCATCAAACAATCTTGCATGGAAAATGAAGAGATGGCTCTTGCAGTCAGAAGGAAAGGAAAATCCCTGAAAGACTGCATGGCAATGATCTTGAAGAAATCGTTTGGGGAAAAGACACAGTTAGATGACAGAATCACCAAGGCAGCAGGCTTGAGACCACCACTGTATATCAGCATTCCGGGAAAGGCACAGATCAAAGAGATCGTGAGAGAGTACTACCTGGGTGAGAAAAAATGATCGTGTACAAGGGATTTAATGAGAACCTGCAGGCAACCTGCGGAAAAGGTATCTTCCAGTATGAACAGGGAAAGACATACACGGAAGAGAAAAGTAAGACAAGATCCACAGGATTCCATGCGGCAGAATATATCCTGGATTGTCTGAACTGGTACGCACTTGACGGAAAAAACCGCTTCTTCCGGTGCGAGGCAGGCGGAAGCATAGACGAAGAAGAGGGCTGTTCAATGGTCGTGTCTACGGAGCTGACACTGGAAAAAGAGCTGAATCTGACAGAAATCGCATTCGCAGCAATGAGATACATTATCGAGCATCCGAAAAGAGATTGGCGCGTAATCACTAGAGGAGTGTGTGTACAGGAAGATGATGCGGAGGCAATCGGAACAGATAAGATTGCAATTGCGAGAGGCAAAAACCCGGTCGTAGCAGGAAATCGTGGAACCGTAATCGGACTGATCCTTGAAAATGCTAACGGAGAGATTATCGCAGCAAGCATCCGGAAAGTGGATGATGTGCAGACGAAAGACTCCCAGTATTACACGCTGACACCGGACAGGAGATGGGTGGAGGTGCATGTATGAGACGGAAAGAAATTGAACGGCTGAAACCGCTGAAAACCAAAGAGGAGGGACATGTAGCGACATTACAGGAATTGGGACAGGTCCTTATTCTGAATATATTTTTCGACAGAGAACTACTGACGAAATATTGCATCAACTATGAGACAGGAGAACATGAGTATTGGAGAGAAAAGGACGGATGGAGAAAAGGCTCTATCATGTCTGCATTGAATGAGAAGTGGCGAGACTGGGAGTGGAGACAGTATGAGAATTATCCAAAGCTGGAAACGAAAGATGCGAAACGCCTCAGTAAGCTGATCAAGCAGAGGTCGTGGGAAAATAACGGCTGGGAGAGAATCAGAGCGTTGGAGGGAGAGTATAACAGAAAAATCAGATGGAATACAGCAGTAAACAGACATGAACGACTGATGGACGTGATGAGAAAAGTTCCGGATGCGCCAAAAGATCTGCGGAGCTGGTTCTTCGAGAGATCTGCCGGGGAAGATTATATGTTCCGTGACCGGAATACGAAAGAATATACCTGTACGAACTGTGGAGAAGCAAGTACGGCAGCAGAGATCCAGAGACAAGATGGAGGGAAAAAGATCAGGCATAACGATATGGTGTTCTGTCCAAATTGTGGGAAGCTGGTAATGGCCAAAACAAGAACAGACCATATTGTGAAGAAAACGCAGAGCTGCTATCTGTTGGAACCAGTGGATGAAGACACAAGTGTGCTCAGAATCATAGATGCAACAGTCGGATGGGAAGGCGGCCGCCATTATGTACAGCTCGGAGACGAGATCCGAATACTGCTATACAAGGTATGGCCAAAAGGAAAGAGCGAAAAGGCATATAAGATCTATTATGAGGACTATCTGGAGGGATGGACGAAAGGGAACAGGAGAAATCTAAGGGCAAGAGAAGGATATCTCTATCCGGGAGAATTCGAGAAAATATTGGCTGGAACTATCTATGAAGATGCCTCCAATGTCCTGCGATTCCTCTCAATGCAAGGGAGAAAGTTGAATTATAACAGACTGATCTGTGGTGCAGGAAGAATCAGAGGATATTCGGAGAAAATAGAATATCTGAGCAAGGGACGGTTCTGGAATCTTCTACGGGATACTGTAGGAAATACAGAATATCCGGGATATCCGACAGTGTATTACGGTCCGTTAAATATCCATGCAGAGAGCATAGAAGAGATGTTCGGCATCAATGACCGTCAGAAGATCAACCGGATACGGGATGAAAACGGCGGAAATGAGTACGTGCGCTGGATGCAGTATTCCGACATGACAGGAAAGAAAATTTCGAAAGAGACGGTCGAGTGGATGATAGAAAAAAAGATTCGTCCGCTGGATATGGGAGAATCTGAAAAATACATGAGTCCTCAGAAACTCATGAATTACATCAAGAGGCAGCAGAAAGAGCAGTATCCGAATCTGACAGCAGAAAAAGTACTGGAAGAATACGAAGACTATCTTAACATGTGCAAGGCATGCCATAAGAATATGGCAGACGAGATGGTCTATCGGCCAAGAGAGTTAAAGCGTAGACATGACGAGGTGGTTGCGGATCAGCAACAGATGCAGATTCTAAAAGAACTGGAAAGAAATGCGGAAGGAAAAGAAGCTTATGCACAGGAGATGCGAGAAAAGTTCCCGGAAGCGGAAGGAATCCTGAAAGAGATTAAGAGCCGATACGAATACGAGAATGAAGAATACAAGATCATTGTACCGAACACGCTGGTGGATATCGTAAAAGAAGGACGTGCGCTGCATCATTGTGCCGGCAGCAGTGAACGATACTTTGACAGAATTGAGAGCAGAGAAACCTACATCTGCTTTTTACGAAGACAAGGAGCACCGGGAATCCCATTCTACACGATCGAAGTAGAACCGGGAGGAACAATCAGACAGCACAGAAGCTACTACGACGAAGAGCCTGGAATTGAAGAAATCAGAGTCTTTCTGAAGGAATGGCAGAAAGTAATCAGGAAACGTCTGACAGAGGAAGATAGAAAACTGGCCAAGATTAGCAAGGTCAAGAGAGAGGCAAACATAGCAGAGCTGAAGGAAAAAAATAACACAAGAGTCCTACAAGGATTGGCGGAAGATTTTCTTGAAGCAGAAGAATTGGAGGCAGTTTGATGGAATTAGCACAATATCAAAATTATGAGGAATACAAAAAGGCAATGAATACCGTGCTGAACAGAACGGTGGAAGATTTTGTCATGACTGGATATCTGCTGAAGCAAGGAAGAGATACCGATATCTTAAAGGATTCAGGATACAGCAATGTTAATGAATTTGCGTGGGCAGAATACAAGCTTGAAGCCACGCAGGTATCCAGATATATCAGGATCAATGACAGATTCTCGGAGGGGGGATACTCTCCGAGATTGCAAGATCATTACAAAGGATTCGGCTATGCGAAGCTGGCACTAATGCTGACGCTTCCGGAAAGCGTAGCAGAAGAGCTGACACCGGCATACAGCAAGTCAGAGATCCAGGCGGTCAAAGAAGAGATTGAGAGCGAAGAAAAGATTACAGACATTGAAGTAATCCTGGAAGGTGAAAAAGAAGAACAAAGAGATCTGAACAATCTGGAAAAGGCGATCAATCAGATCTGCATGGAAGATCCGGAACTGTATGTGAAGTTGCATGGAACAGTTAGGACAAGCGTAGGAACAGAGCCAATCAAAGAGCTTTTGGCACCGGACGGAGACAAACTCTATAGTGTGCGACCACAAGGATGCGGAAGAATCATGCTATACCTGAATGATGAGAAAGACGAAGTAATCCTGCAGGTGGTCAGGCAGAACCTCAAAGAACGGTTCACATGGAGTGACATCTTAGGATATCTTGCGCTTATCACAGAACAGGAAGATGCAAAAAAGAATTGGGAAGAGCTTTTCGGGCAGCAGTATCCGGAAAAAGAGAAGATTGCACCAGTGCAACCAAAGAAAGAGAAGAGAAAAGAGTCAAAGGTAGTTAAGGCAAAAGAGCCAAAGCCACAGAAACAGGAAAAAGAGAAACCGGTAGAACTTCCAAGTGATATTCCAGGACAGACAGAGATTGAGAAAGATTTTCCGGAAATGCTTCCTGAACCAGTAAAAACGCCGGAAATACAGAGAGAAGAGCCGGATTGCACCGGTGCAACCGTTGAGATGGCTGAAAGTGTGGAAAACAGTGTGGATAATTCGAAGACGGTCGAAGAAAATGCGATAAACACAGAGACAGGAACGGAATCAGAAGAGGTGGATAACTCAGAACAGCATCCAACTGGCAGCAGATGGGAATACATGAAGACAATGGAATCATACAAGATGGCACTGTACATGGCAGCATCCGTGAATGAGATGCCTCACATGATGTTGAACTCAGCAGAGTATTGGAAGAAATGGTTAGAAACAGAGGTAGATGAAAATGGAGAAGAACTCAGTAAATAACAAAACAATCCAGAGCTTTCGAGAAGTGGACTTATCAGCGATAGCGATACCATCGATTGCAATTTATAAGCACCCGCGGGATATACCGGATAAATATGTTGCGAGAGTCTATGCTTGCAGCAGTCCAACGAACGTTATCATGCTGGCAGATTCCGCAGAAGAGCTGAGAAAAGACATTGAAGGAGTATACGGACCGTGCATATGGTTTGATCGAATGCAAGGAGATCCGAAAAACTTAGTTGGGGTGTATATCTTATGAGCATCGATTATTCAGACATGGCATTTCCAAAATTAGTCAGTAAGAAAAAAAGGAAATCACATAAAAAGAGCATCCTCAAGAGTAGAAATGGAGTCTGCTATCTCTGTTTGATACTCTATGACGATCCTTCCAAGAAGTACACAGAGGAACATCACATCATGTTCGGATCCGGACAGCGTGAACTATCCGAGGCAGATGGGCTCAAAGTAGATCTGTGCCGGAATCATCACAAGGAAGGACCGGAAGCTGTCCACAACAACAAAGAGATGCGAGAGCTGCTCTGCAGAATAGCACAGACAGAATATGAGAAGACGCACACAAGAGAAGAATGGAAAGCAAGGTATAAGAAAAATTATTTATAGTTGCCTCCGCTGTTGAATGGCGTGGAGATAAAAGTATGTCACAATACTGGAACATGACGACAAAGAGCTTCCTCCCTGAATGCGGCAGGGAGGAGAAAGGAGCAGACAAATGCTTGTTGCGGTTGCTTCGGAGCTGCAAATGGTGATTGTGATGAGTGCGCTAAGGATTGGAGTGATGAACAGTGAAAAGAAGTACAGACACACGCTGGAGTCCTGCGGAAATCCAGCAGAACCAAAAAGAACATTATACTGCTATGGCAGAACATCCACCTGATCGGAAGGAAAGTGAGAAGTTTCACCGGCCGGCATACCAAGCGGGCAATCTAATCAGAGAACAGGGTCAGCAGATGTGGCATGGTGATGTAACGGAGTACATAGCCAGGAAGTACAAGATAGGAGATGATGCCAATGGAGAAGAGACTGGAAGAGAACAATGTGAAGAACGAGAATGACCGGAAAAAAGAGTATCTGAGAGGATACAAAGCCAGCAGAAGACGAATCAGCAGAATTGACGATGAGGTAAGAGAGCTCAGGGAACTTGCAGAATCTACGAAAGCAACAGACTATTCGGGGATGCCTCATGGAAGTGGGAATCAGAAAGATTTGTCAGATGAACTGGCAAGAATAGATTCACTGGAGAAAAAACTTGAGATAGAAAAGAGCAAATGTATCGAATCGTATATATCCATTGAGAATCAGATTAAGACAGTGAAGAATGAAGATGAGAACGATGTACTGTTTTACAGATACATTAAGGGATTGCGTTTTTGGGAAATCGCTGAAAAGATGGATTGTACAGAACAGTGGGTTCATAAGTTGCATGGGAGAGCATTAGGACGTTTAAAAATACCAAAATAATTTATTATAGTTTATTGAAGTTTAGTATAGATGTGTGAGAGAATTACAATGAGCCGAGGACGGAAAACCCGAAGGCTCGTTAAAACTACATAGGCATAAACCTAGAAAGGACAATCTGGAGACAGGTTGTCTTTTTTGTTGCATAATCATATTATTTGGAGCATAATTATAAAATAAAAAGAGGAAATATATGATTGATATTAAAAAATTGCCAGATAATACTCAAAGTATTATAAAAAGACTAATTGAACAGGGATGTATAGAGACCCAAAATGGAATGGTTGATTTAACGGTAGAAATGGCACAAATATTATTGATATTGGATAGGGCAGGGATTTTTATTTGATTTGTAAATAAAAGTATTGTATAATATTCTCACGATTGTGAGGTGAGGTATTATGATTTCGTTAACGGATATCAAATATGTTTTATTTGGCGTTCAATTTAATCATTCTTTTAAATTATTAGATTATTGGGGAAGTATTGCAGATGATATTTTATATAAATCAGAATATTTTAACAGTGAGTTTTTTAGCCAAATAAGTACGCAATATACTACGGAACGTAGCTTATCAAATCCAATAACCGGAAATATTTTAACATTATCATCCAATAATTTAGTTTTTAAATATTACATAAAGGATCCCAAAAAATTTAATGAAGAATATCGTCAGTTCTGTGACAGAATAAATAAATATTTGGTTCCTGAAATACTTACAAAATATAATTTGGTTATTCGAAGAGTAGGTTGCGTTTTTTCATGCGAAATGAGTACAAGCGATTTGGAAGTCTTTTCAGCAAGATATTTTAAAGAAAATTTACAGGGAATAACGGATTTTCGATTTGCACAAAAAGAAGTGACCAAAGCCGGACAACTATGGCATGGTGTTGATGACTACATAAATAAAATTTATACAGTTGGAAAAATCGATGATGAGAAGGAATATAAAGGACTCACATATGACTTTCAGTTGCATTACAAGCCGTTGCAAGCAGATATACGAAAAAAATCTTCAGAATTTTTAAAACAAGCCTTAATCTATTTCAAAAAAGATGTGATTACTTTAGAAACGAGAAAAAATGGCACGCAATAAATATAAGCAGAAGAAAAATAACAGGGAAGTAAAGAGATACAAAAATTCACTCGGAGAAAACAGAGAAGGGCTTGAGTCAACATATATACAAGATTTGAGTATGTTGAATGGAAGTGACAGTTTTGCTAGTAGTAGGAACAAGATAACAAGTTCTGAAATAAAAGAGCCTGTTGAGAAGAAATCATTGTCATTAGTGATAGAGGATTGGGCAAAAGAAAATATAATAGGAATTCTTATTACAGCGATTTTAATACCGTTATTAGGATGGTTAATAATGAACACTATTGACATACAGAAGAGTAATGCGGTTAGTGAATATAGAATAGAAAAAATGGAAGAAAAGCTAGATTCATTGTCAGAGGAAATTCCAAATGAAGATAACTTACGTTTAGAGATAAATAATTTAAAAGAAGATGTAAATAAGTTAAATACAACAGATCTGGAGAAGCGTATTGATAGACTGGAAGTTATTATCGAAAATATGAAGTAGCATTAAAGCACCCTTTGGGGTGCTTTTCTAATACTCAAAACCCGGACCATTAGTTCAGTGGTAGAACATTTGCCTCATAAGCGAAATGTCGTGGGTTCGATTCCTACATGGTCCATGAAATAAACCAGAATTGAGGTGACAACAATGGCAGCAGGAAACCCCAGGAGTGCGAATGGGAATCTTCGGAGAAAGCACCGGGCAAGGCTTAAAGCAATCGGTGCAGAGTGTGGGATCTGCAGGGGCAGACTGGGACCGATCCATTATGATGAGACAAGTGACAGCAGACATCCGTTATCCTTTGTGATTGATGAAATCAGACCAGTGTCAAGATGGCGAGAGTTTGGTTATAGTTCCCGGGAGGCAGCAGCACAGGACTGGAACAACCTTCAGGCGGCGCACTACTGTTGCAATGCAATGAAAAGCAATAAAACATTGCAAGAACTGGAGCAGAGACAAAAGACACCAAAAGCGAACATTCTGGATGGAAACTGGTGAAGAAAACAGGGGTGGGGAGGGATCCCCGCCAGGCGCCGAAGGCGACCACCGCCGTCCAGCGCCGATTTACACACAGGGATTATTTGAAAGGTGGATGAATATGGCCAGAGCTAAGAAAATGGCAACTGTGACAAGCGAAGGAAACAGACTGCAGCAGTTGGAAAATCTTTCGATGATCCTGGCAAAACAGATTGATATCTGTGCGAAAGATGCTGTGGATGGATCAAAGACCATGCCGCAGCTTTCAAAGCAGTACAGAGAAACGATAAAAGAAATTGAGGAAATTAGAGGAGTAGAGAGAGAAGATGACGAAATTGGAGAAATCCTCTCAACGAGAAAAGCTGATGGGAAGCCAAACGCCGTCCGTTAGGATTGCTCCAGATTATGTCTATACAGATGGAGCAGATGCTGTGAAAGTACTCTCGGTCGGCAGACTCATCGTAGATCCGTGGCAAGGTGAAGTGCTCAATGACTGGATGGGACGGACAGAGGAAGAAATATGGTCAGCCCCGACCTGTGGCCTGTCTGTGCCGCGACAAAATGGCAAGACATTGGATACATCGGGAAGAATTGCTTCTGGAATGATCATGTACTCTGAATGGGTGATCTATACAGCGCATTTGCAGAAGACAGCAACCGAGACTTTTATGGAACTAAAAGGTTTATTCGAGAGTAAAGGTCTGCGGAAGTATGTGAGTGAAATTAAAGCTGCATTAGGAAGAGAACAGATTATCCTGAACAATGGCGGGCGTGTGGTATTTGTGGCCAGAACCAGAAATGGAGGTCGAGGGCTGCATGGTGACTGCCTTGTTTTTGATGAGGCACAGGAGCTGACATCAGAACAGCAGGCATCTTTTCTCCCGGCAATATCAGCATCAAGAAATCCACAAACCATTTATCTTGGAACACCGCCGGATGAAAATTGCACCGGTACAGTTTTCCGAAAAATCAGAGAACGGGCAAGGAGTGGGGAGAGCAAATCCACAGCCTGGACAGAGTACTCAGTGAAAGAGATTGGAGATGTGACTGACCGGAAAAGATGGGCTTTATGCAACCCGGCACTTGGAAGAAGAATGACAGAATCAACGATTGCAGCAGAATGCGAACAGATGGATGAAGATACCTTTGCAAGAGAACGTCTTGGCTGGTGGTCACCGATCAATAATGATCAGGATTATGCAATCGATAAGAATAAATGGGAAGCATGCGCATCCGAACAGGAGAAACCAGAAGGAAAGACTGCATTTGGAGTGAAATTTTCACCGGATGGATCCACAATAGCATTGTGTGGTGCTGTCTGTCCGGTATCAGGCAAGGCGCGAATATCCCTGATTGAATTGAGAACCACAGACAAAGGGGTCCAGTGGCTTGCAGACTGGCTGAATCAGAGATACCAGACAGCATCTTGTGTAGTGATCGATGGACGGAATGGTGTTGATTTTCTGATAGAGAAGATTGCACCTGTATGGAGATATAAGCAGTCGATCATCAGACCAGGGGCAAAAGATGTGATCGCAGCAGCCAGTCAGCTGGTGCAGGAGATCAATGAACAGACCGTCTCCTGGTATAAATATCAGGAAATTTTACAGGAGTCAGCAGTTACTTCTGTAAAAAGACCTATTTCAGGAGGATGGGGATTCGGAGGAGAGAACTCCATACCGATCGAAGCAGCGGCATTGGCATTATGGGGATGCAGGACCTCAAAAAGAAACCCGAACAGAAAGATGAGGATCGGATAATGGAACTGAATTTTGGACAGGTAAGAGGGCTGCCGGAACAGGAGCAGCAGTGGTTGAATGAACTAAAAGAGATTTATGACTATCACCGGTCAGCAAATCGAATGAAACGACGTTATTATAATGGGAAGATCACACTGAATGAGGTGAATCTAGGGATTGCCCTTCCTTCCGGTTTCGGAAGACTAGAGATTGGGTGTTCCTGGGGAGCAAAGACAGTGGATGTACTTGCAGCAAGATCGATGTTCGATGGATTTGTGACAGAGAATGGAACAGAATCAGATGAGATGAATGCAATCATGAAGAGAAATCATCTGATTGCAGAATATAACAAGGCTGTAAAGGAAGAACTGAAATATGGTTGTGCATTTGCAGCAGTTTCCGGTGAAGCGGGAGACGCAAGAGTCCGGTTTTATTCTCCTCATTGTGCAGCAGCTTCGTGGGATGCCAGTGAAGCAAGAATCAAATACGGATTTGCCTTTGAAGATGCAAAAAGAGATGAATCAGATATCACATGGTCTCCGGATCATGTGAATTTTTATACAGAGACAGAGATCTGGCAGTTGGATCGTGTTGGAGGGACCTGGTATGCGGAAGCTACTCCACATGATTTCGGACAGCCTCTGATGGTAGCAATGATCTGGGATGCAACGAACGATAAGCCTTTCGGACAGTCCAGATTGAAGGAACCGGTCAGAAGACTGATTCAGGGGTATGTAAGGACTGTGGCCAATGCTACGATTGGACTGGAATTTGCAACATCACCGCAGAAATACTTACTTGGTGTATCAGATGAACAGTATGACGCTCTGGTAAATGAAAAATTTAAGCAGTATGTGGGAAGTATCCTTTATAGCACAACCAACCCGGAAACAGGAGAAAAGCCATCATTTGGTCAGCTCTCACAGGGAAATATAGAACCACATGTGCAGATGCTTCGGATGCTGTCCACACAGTATTCAGCGGCAACAGGATTGACAGTTACGGATGTGGGAGTTGTGAATGATGCTAATCCAACATCGAGCGATGCAATTCTGGCACAGTCCCAGACATTGATTTTGCTGGCAGAACAATTGAATAAAGCAAATGGCGATTCGTTGTATCGAATCGGAAGGATGGCACTGGCAATCGAGCTAGGCACTACACCGGATGATCTAACAGACGATATGACTGAGATCATTGCACACTTTAAGAATCCGGCTATGCCAAGCATAGCGGCAACAACAGACGCTGCATTGAAGATTGCGACAGCAAGACAGGGATTTGCACAGACAGATATATTTCTTGAGATGATTGGATTTGATCAGGCAGATATCCGGCGGATCCGTGCACAGGAGCAGAGAGCAAAGGGAGAGTCAATCTTGACGGAGGAATTTGGAAATGCAGATAACGACAAGGGCTTGGACGGAGTACATAACCAAGATGTCACGGATTAGCCAGAAGGCGGCAGATCTGATGCAGGCGTGGGTTCAAAAGAATGGATTCAGCAATGATAAGGCTCTTTTAGATTATGCCTATGCCTTATCACAGCATTACGGACAGGCAATTGGTGCATTATCCTGCCAGATGTATGAGGCAACAGCAGCAGCACAGGGCATGAATATCCCAACAGCAGAGATGGCACCTCTTCCGGAATATGGGGAAGTAGCAAAAGCTGTGCGTGGTACCATGAGACAGTCTCAGATGAATGTACCTGCGACACTGGCACGACTTGTGAAGCAGGTTGGAGCAGATACAACACTGAAAAATGCAGAACGTGACGGTGCTCAGTTCGCATGGGTACCTCATGGAGATACCTGCTCTTTCTGCATTACACTGGCGTCACGTGGCTGGCAGTATATGTCAAAAAAGGCGTTACGGAACGGACATGCAGAACACATTCATGCACATTGTGATTGTGAGTATGCGGTCCGCTTTGATGGAAGGAGCACCGTGGAAGGATATGATCCTGACAAGTACCTGGAAGAGTATCAGGCAGCAGGTGGTGATATTAACGCCATGCGCAGGATTAGATACAAGGAAAATAAAGAGGCTATTAATGCAAGGAAGAGAGAACTGTATGCAGAACAGGCTTACCGAAAGGTTAAAAGAGGAAAAGCAGAAGAAATGTCATTAACCAGAGGTGGCAAAGAAGTGGCGGTTTCAGTTAGAAAAGTGGAAAGCTATGATACATCTATGTATATATCAGATCATGCACAGATAAAGCCAAAAGCATTGAATGCAATTAATCAGAACACAGAAAAGGCTTTGAAAGAATATGGGGTTCCAATTGAGCGAAAACCAAAGGTTGTGATTTTATCAGATGATGAACTGAAGAATGCCCTTGGTTTGTATGATCCATGTACAAATACGATATATTATAGTCAGTCAATAGCAAAGCAGGAAATACAGAGATTAGCTGGTGGAAAAGATGCTGTTGAAAGACATGAAATGTGGCATATGAAACAGGCAGAAGAATTCCGAAAAGCGGGGTGGGAGATTACAAAAGAAAACCGTGGTGAATATCTGAAAGAATTGTGTAAAAAGGCAAAGAAAAATCTTGACGCATTAGGAATTACGCAGGATAATGTAAGTGAAATAAGCGATTATGCATATCAACAATATCAATTGGGACGATATGATGAAACGGAAGCAGAATATATGTTGATTTATAACAGGAGATAGAGAGAATGAAACTCATAAAGTATCCGGATGAGATAGAAAAGTTAATGAAAGTATACGAACCGTATGTCAATCATATTCATGATGGGAAAATTGAAAACGTGCCGGAAGAGGTTAGTGAAGCGTTTGAAAAAGTAAAAGCCTGGGCTTGGGAGCAAGAACAGTAACAGAGAGAAATATGGCAAGAGATGAATATTATGGTAATCTTAAAAAACATAAAGAAAACAAATGATAGTATTTCAGCGGATTATTATCCAGAAGGAAAAGAGCCAAAAGGATTTATGAAAATACAGACTTCGGATGAAACAGTTACAGAACATGAAAATGCAAGTATGTTTGCGGCTTCACATGTAAAAAAGGAATTGAAGCGAATGGTCAAAATGGATAATCCGCCAAAAGAAAAGACATTAATATGGTATTAGATACCGTTGATCAGAAATGATTAACGGTATTTTTGTACCAATTTTTAAATTGCACTGGTGCAAGATCGGAAAGAGAAAGATAATTCTAACACGCAGAGATGCGTGTTATTTTTATGGCAACGCGTGCCTGAAACGCGGAATTTAAAACTATGAAACACTCAATCAGGAGGGAAACAAGATGGCAGAGAACAATACGAACGGCACTGCAGGAGCAGGAACAGAAAAAACATTTACTCAGGCTGAAATGGATGCAATCATCGAGGGACGCCTCGCAAGGGAAAAACAGAAATATGCAGACTATGAAGCCTTGAAGGAGAAAGCAGGAAAGTATGATCAGATCAAAGATGAAGGGAAGACAGAAATTCAGAAAGCAACAGAAGGAATGGAAGCCATTCGGAAAGAACTGGATCAGCTTAAGAGAGAGAAAACTGTAAGACAGGCAAGAGAAAAGGTTGCAAAG